GTTTCCCAGTCACGATCGGGGGGCGCAGTGGCGACCACCGGCACATACACATGGGCACCCAAAGCCGCTGAACTCATTGACGAGGGGTTTGAGCAGTGCGGGATTGATCCCGAAAGCCTGACCCATCGCCATCTGCGCTCGGCCCGCCGTTCATTGAACTTCGTGCTGCGGGATATCGAGACCGAGGGCTATCGGGCACGGGCCTATGCGGTCGATCGCCAAACCCAGGTACTGACGGTTGGAGCACGGGCGTTTCAGTTGCCCGCCGGCACGATCGACATTCTGGATGCGACCTATGCCGAAGGCTCACTCGACCGCCCGCTCTCACGCACAGACAAGTACGATTACGAGGATCTGTCGGGAAAAACCGATACAGGTCAACCGTCTATGTATTTTGTTTCACGTGAAACACCGGCTGAATTGTCATTTCTTGGCGACGATGCGGGGCCCACATGGGCGCCCGGCGCGCAAACCGCTTCGCTCAATTATAAAGACCGCCCCGTCTTTGTTCATTGGCCCGCCGCCAAGGCTGCGGGAACCATCGTTTACCACCGGGTTCGCTATCACCAGGATATCAATGGGATTTCCGATGACGTTGACGCCAACCGCACCTGGCACTTTGCCATTCAACAGGGTCTAGCCTGGCACTTATCGCTCAAGTGGGCGCTGGATCGGACCAAGCACCTTGAGATGGTTTACCGGGACAAGAAGGCCTCGGCCCTCGAATTCGATACGCCCAAGGGCGATCTTCTGATTTACGGAAAATACACACGCAGACGGAGGCGCAGCTAATGTCAGCACGTCGCGCTTACGGATATTGCGGTCGCGGGGGCCATCGTGTGCCCCTTCATATGCTGGTTGAAGACGGGGAAATCCCCGGCCTCCTGGTTGATAAGCGCGATTACGATCCCGAACACCCACAAAAATACCTCGTGCCGCCCGGCCCGGATGGTGAAGCCATTCGCCGGCCAGCGCCGCGCAATGAGGCCATGAATGTGCGGGTAACGGTCGGGCGTCTTTATGACGTGGCCAACGATAATAAGCTTGGGCCGATCACAGCCACCTGCGGTCCGAACGGCCAAGTCAACTACGCCTTTGTCAATGCGGTCCATGCTGCTAGCCAGACGCTGACGACCACACTCAATTCCGTGCGTGTGGATGCGACAACGGAAGTGAGCCAGGTCACGGCCACGGGGTCGGTCAACGCCGCAACCCCGGTGATTGTCTACCCGGTCACGGTTGGTCTTGCCGCCACGACGACGCTCAACAGTGTTCAGATCGATGCCACGCACGGCCCGGCACAGGCCACGGCCACAAGTACGCTCAACTCCGTCGAAATCAACGCCACGACAGAGACCGGCCAGTTGACCGGAACCGCGACGACCAACGGTGCAACTCCGATCCTTTCGGTTGGTGCAGATCAGGTCACGGCGGCAGGCTCCGTCAATTCAGTCGAGATCAATGCCGCTGTGGAAACCGGACAGTTGACTGGCGCTGGCGCCGTCAATCCGGCCACAACCAAATTCTCTGTGGCCACAACACAGGTCACAGGAACGGGCACGGCGAACACGGTTGAGATCAACGCTATTGTTGAGACCGGACAGGTCACGGCGACCGGCACAGTTAATGACGCCGAGGCCGATGCGACCAGTGTCACAGCCATCGTTACGCAGGTCACAGCCACGGGTTCGATTGGCTCTGGCGAAGTTGCGACCTCCGGCTGGAGCCGTAGTGGTTGGGGTGATGGTGAATGGGGCGTTCCGGATACGGAGACCTACTAGATGGCCTCCTTTGCCACAACATACGATGCCCTGGTTGCTGATCTTCAGGAGCACACGGAAGATGACAGCCCGGAATACGTCGCCGATCTGCCCGATATCGTGAACCGGGCGGAAGACGCGACCGTGCGGGCGCTCAACCTCGATATTTTCAATGCGACGTCAACCACGGCGGTTACGAGCGCATCAACGGCACTCGCGGTCCCGACCGGGGCGCTTGATATCGAATGGCTGCAATTTACCGCGTCGGGCAATTTCGCTGAGCCGCGCAAACTGGCGTATTGCAAAGCCTATGGCGGATCCGGCGAGCCGCAGTTTTATGCCCAGGACGGTGAAGCCACACTCTACCTCGCACCAACCCCCGACAGTGCCTACGCGGTTGATATCCGCTATCTGGCGCGTCCGCCGAAACTCACCTCTTCCAATCAGACCAATTGGCTGACCGATAACGTGGCGGATCTGCTGCTGGAAGCCGCCCTGGTTGAAAGCGAACGCTTCCTGATCGATCCAACGCAGGTCGCGGTTCATCAGGAAACCTTCACCACCAAAGCGGCCATGGCTGCACAAGAATTCAGCGGTCTTCGACGTTCAGAGTTCGCGTTGGCCCAAACTTCATAACTACGGAGTGACGACAAAATGGCAATCACGCAGGCAATGTGCACCTCGTTCAAGAGCGAGCTTATGAACGGTGAGCACGATTTGAATACCGATGTTATCAAGATTGCGCTCTTTACCAGCGCAGCAACCTTGAGTGCGGCGACTACGGCCTATGCAACCACCAACGAGATCACCGGAACCGGCTATACGGCAGGCGGCAATACCCTCACGGCAACGGCGACTTACCCGAAAACAGCGGGAACCACGGGGGTAATGCAATTCAACGATTCAACTTGGTCGAGCGCGACGTTCACTTGCCGCGGAGCGGTGATCTACAACTCGTCAAATTCAAACAAGGCAATTGCGGTTCTTGATTTCGGCAACGATGTCGGCCCATCAAGCGGTGATTTTACCGTCGATTTCGATGCCGGCGGCAACGACGTGATTGTCATCTCCTAGGACTTAGAGGGCGCGCATTATGGCATCATCTGCTTCAGATCTTCTTCGCCTTGAGAAAATGGCGAATGGGGAAAACGGTTCGTCATGGGGAACCAAATCAAACACAAACCTTGAGTTGCTTGAGGACGGAATTGCGGGCTTTTCGTCGATTGCAACCACAGGCGGTTCAACGACGTTGTCGGCCACGAACTACGCCGCCGATCAATCCCGTTGCGCTATTCTCAAGGCCACCGGCACACTCACCTCAAACGCAACCTTCGTCATTCCCAGCAGTTCAAAAACCTACACCGTCTGGAATGCAACAAGCGGTGCATTTACCCTCACTGTCAAAACCTCCGGCGGGACGGGCTATATTGTACCGCAGGGGGCAGCGTACGATCTGTTCTGTGACGGCACCGACACCTACCCGGTGCGTCCCGAACGCAATGTCCTGATTGCTGTTGACGAAAAGTCGAGTGGTGAGGGCGGGACGTTTACCGCCAGCGCATGGCGCACGCGGGACATCAATACGGCCATCGTGAATACCATTTCCGGCGCGTCAATCGCCTCGAATCAAATCACCTTGCCGTCAGGGACATACCGGTTTCGCGGGTCCGCGCCTGCCTATCAGGTCGATGCGCACCAATGCAAATTCTACAATGCCAGCGATTCGTCCGACGTTGAGATCGGCACCACGGAGTGGGTTGGCTCAACGTCCGGGGTTCAAACCCGTTCCTTCGTGGATGGTGAGTTCACCATCACGGCGGAAAAAGATTTTGAGGTTCGCCATAAATGCGAGGACACGCAAGCCACCTATGGTTTTGGGGTTGGTGATAGTGGCGGGATCACGACTGACCACTACTTCACACGGGTTGAGATTGAGAAAATCAAATGATTGATGCTGCTTTAGCTCTTGAAACCCTTCTTCCATCCGCGGTCTACGGCGGATCCCTAACGGCGGGAACGGAAGCCAGTTACAACGCCATTGTCTGGGAAGACGCACGGCCCAAACCGGCATGGTCAGAGATTGAGGCGGCGGCTGCACAGGCTGCACTTCCAACCGCTGACGATGTCCGGGCCGAAGCGCAACGCCGGATCATGGCGCTGGCTGGTGCCCGTGATGCGGACCATCTCGCACTCCTGATCTCCAACGCCACGCGTGAGGCAATCCGCCTTCAGGAAATCAAGATCGCCCATCTTTCCGCCCCGGAAAGCCAACCGGACTGGACGGGTGAGCAGGCAACACGGGCTGCCGGGCTCCTGGCGATGGACGCGGCGATCGAAAACCTTCGTGCCCGCTCCAATGCCATGGAGCAAAACCCCCCTGAAAACTACACGGACGATAGCCACTGGCAAGGGGCCTAACACGTTGGATCTTGTGCCGCTCAATATACCGCCCGGTCTTTATAAGGAGGCCTCGAACCATGTGGCCAAGAACCGCTGGGTCGATGGCTCCAATGTGCGGTTTTTCAAGGGGCTGACCGAGCGGATTGGCGGCTGGATCAAACTGACCGATAAAAGTTTGTCTGCTGCGGCTCGGGGCATTATGGCGTGGCGCGGGTTGGATGGTACGGGGTATATTGCCCTTGGAACCCATGCAAAGCTCTGGCTTTATACGGGCGATACGCTTTATGATATTACGCCGATCCGCGCCTCCGGGTCACTGACCGACCCTTACCAGACAACCAACACATCCGCCGTTGTGACGGTTACGCATGTCGGGCACGGTGCTGCCACGGGCGACACGGTGATTTTCGATACATCTGCGGTTGTTGGCGGGGTGACGATTTCCGGGGCTTACGTCGTCACTGTGCTGACGACCGACACTTACACAATCACCGCAGCCACCACGGCGACCTCGACAGCATCAGGTGGTGGTTCGATCAGCTATCGCTATGAAATCACAATCGGGGCGCTTGGTGGGGGCGACCCGGTTGCCTGGGGTGAGGGGACCTGGGGGAACTCGGTCTGGGGTGGCATCGAGCCGTACTACAACACCCCGACCGAGTACCGGGTCTGGTCGTTTGCAACCTTTGGCGAAGATTTGATTGCCAGCCCCTATGGCGGTGGGATTTATCATTGGGACAAGACCGGTGGAACCGGCGCGCGTGCCGTTGTGGTCACAAACGCGCCAACGACGACCTACGGCATATTCGTTTCCGATGCCCGCCACTTGGTGGCCCTTGGAGATTCGAGTGATCCGCTGTTGGTTAAGTGGGCGTCAGAGGAAGTGCTGACGAACTGGACACCGGCACCCACCAGCACGGCTGGCGATTTTCGGGTTCAGGGCGGCGTGGAGTTTCGTGGTTCTGTCGAAACCCGGTTTGGCCGCCTCCTTCTAACTGACCATTCCGCCCATGTCATGCGTTATACGGGTGCGCCTTTCGTGTTCTCGATCACCAAGCAGGCCGAATCTTGCGGTCTTGCCGGACCGGCGGCGATCGTGAGTTATGACGGCGTGGCCTACTGGATGAGCGACAGCCAGTTTTTTATGTACAACGGTACGGTCCAGCGTTTGGACTGTGATTTGCACGCCGATGTCTTTGAGGACATCAACAGAAAAGAGAATTTTAAGATCACCGCGGGAACAAACGATCTCTTCAATGAGGTGTGGTGGTTCTACACAAGCGCCAGTGAATCCGAGGTAGACCGGTTCGTTCTCTATAACGTTCGGGAAGGAACATGGTCGAAAGGCACGATCGGTCGCACATCATGGCTGGGTGAAAACCCGGTGACGAACTTTCCCATCGGCACCGATGCGACGGGCGCGATTTTTCTCCACGAATCCGATGTTAATGGTGATGGCGCGGCGGTGCCCTATTACCTCCAGTCCGGCGATCTGGAGGCAGGCAACGGTGATGTGTTTACGCACATCCGGAAAATCATTCCCGATTACGAACGCCTGACCGGTGATCACCAAATCACGCTTTTGACGAAGAAATACCCGCAAGATGCTGCCTCGACAAAAGGGCCATACCTTCTCAATGCGAACAGTGATAAAGTCTCCGTACGCGCCCGCGGACGCTCGATCGCCATGAAATTATCATCGAGTGCAATCGATGCTGATTTTCGTATTGGTGAATTCAGGGCCGCAGGTACGCGGCACGGAGCACGCTGATGGCTGAACCACTCCCCCAACCCGGCGCAACCTATTCGGTTCACGAGATGCAGGTGCTTTTGCGTTCGATCGAACAACGCTTTGAACGTTTGGAGCAGGCGATCAATACCGGATACACAGTGACCAACCCGACCGCGTCACGCACACTTGACGTTACAGGTGCAACACTGGGTGATCTGAGCGCGGTTGTCGGCACACTGATCGATGACATGAAGGCTGCAGGTAAACTCGGATGAATGCACCGGAACGAGAGATCAAGGCGGACGGCGGGGCCATCGAGGTACGTCTGGCGCGCTATGACGAGGTTTTTATGGCCGAAGCGTGTTTGGTCGAGGGTTATCAGGAAATGGATATCCCGGTTCCTGATTATGAGCGCCCGTATTCGTACCAGCGAATGCTCGACCAGATTGCCAATGGCTTTGTCTGGGTGGCGGTTGCGGATGGTAAAGTGGTCGGTGTGATCGCGCTTCACCAGGAGCATTGGCCCTGGAACCGTGGGCACGTTTATCTGATCAATGATCATTTTTATGTGGCTCCCGGCTATCGCCGGGGCGGGACGGCAAAACGGCTTCTCGATTGCGCCAAGAACAAGGTCGATGACCTCGGGTGTCTTTTGATGATCTCGTTGATGGGTGCGGGCAACCGGGAAGCGAAAGACAAATTCATTGAGAGCTGCGGCATGTCCTATGCCGGCGGGCAATTCTTTTATCAGGGGGTGGGTGATGGGCGGAGGTAGCAGGGAGCGCGTCGTTGAGACCAAGCAGGATTCAACAACCAAGGTTGAGCTTCCAGAGTGGTACAACAACGCGGCACAATCAACCTATGAAGCAGGGCGTGCGGCGCTTTCAAAACCCTATCAGGCCTATACGGGCAACCGTGTTGCGGGGCTGAATGCGTTTGATCGTAAGGCGGCATCGGGAAACAGCCCGGATGCCTATAAGGACTGGATGAACCCCTACACCAAAGAGGTGGTGGGGCAGGCGGTTGGTGAGGTGCAGCGTGCCGGGGACATTGCCGGAACTCAAATCGGTGCCCGTGCCGTATCGGGGGGTGCCTTTGGTGGTTCACGGCACGGTCTTGTGGAAAGTGAGCACCACCGCAACATTATGGACAAGGTCGGCCAGACCTCGCTTGAGGGGTACAATCAGGGTTACACCAATGCCCAGAAAGCGGCTTTTGCATCCTCGGCCATGAACCAGGAGTTTGCCAACATCCGTCGCCAGATCGAGCAAGGCGGGCTGGATGCCAACTATCAGGAATACTTGCGCGGCCAGGACTATGACGGATCCCAGGCTGAACGTTTGATGGCGCTTTTGGCTGGGACTCCAAGTGAGAAATCAACCTCTTCGACCGGCACCTCAACTGAAACCCGTGATGAGGGCAAGCCAAATGTCTTTGGTCAGATTCTAGGCGGGGTTGGAGCGATTTTCTCAAGCGAGGATCTAAAGGAAAATCGCAGCCCGGCCGATGGTGAAGAACTGTTGACTGCGTTCCGCGACGTTCCGGTTGATGATTATGACTATAAGCCCGAAGCTCAGGCCGCCCTTGATTTGCCGGAGAGTCGAACCGGCCCAATGGCGCAGGATTATGAGGGCGCGTTTGGCGGTCAGGGATCGGATGGCACAATGATTGATGGCCCGGATTTGCTTGGCAAAGCGCTCGCCATGTTGAAGGCGCTTGATGATCGCACGCGCCATCTCGCGCCGACTGAGAAGAAAGGAACGGCCAATGCCTAGGTTCAATGGAGCGTTCTTTGACGCCAATGAGATCCATGATCTGGAAAACGGTCTGGCCTTTGATCCATCGCAGGTCGAGGTTGCGGCTCAGCCCGACGCCCAACCCATGGCTCGGCCCGCGCCGGCATTGGTTGCACCACGACCGACAGTGTCTCGCCCCACTGCCACGCCCGAAACCGGCGGGGATCCGCGAATTGCTCTTTTGCAAAAGATGATCAAGGAGCACCAGAACCCTGGCAAGAAGGGCCCGAAGGACGGCGGTTTTCTGGGTATGGGGATTTCTCAGGACGATCTCTCCCAAATGCTCCGCCAGGGCGGAGTGGCCATGTATCAAGCCGCAAGCCAGCCCGGTGCAGGGGTTGGCGATTGGTTGGGGGCTGGTCTTGTTGGTGCCGGTAAAGCGCGCGGAAGTTCTAAGGCCGCACGTAAGAAGGCCAAGGGCAGCAAGGCTTCGGAATTGCAGAAAATGCAGATGAAAATGGCCGAACTGTTGATGAGCGGTCAGAAAGACAAACAGGAGCTTGCCTTCAAAAAGGCGGCGCAGGCGGATAGAAAGCGCCGCACTGACGCCTATGTCCATCGGGCGTTTAAGGAGGCAAAGTCTGGTTCCGGAGAAAAACCAGTTCGCCTCAACGATGTTATCCGTCTGGCTAAAAACAAAGAAGGTCTGGTTGACGGTGATATCCTGCGCACCCGCAGATCGTGACTGGGAAAC